TCGAAGGAGTCGATGAGGTATTCGTATTCCACGGGGGCAGGGACGGGGACGTTATATCCGGCGTCCGCAGAAGCGAAGGGATTTGGTGTCGTGTGCGGAGGAGCAACTTCGACAGGGACAATGTCTGCATGCTGCGTGATCGCAGTTGAGGATAGTTCAGACAGGGATTCGTTGATTGTTGGGGTATGATCGGTTTCGGATGCTATTGAATCTGGTAGCGTGGGGTAGGCCAGCGAGCCATCCCACGAGCAAACTTCATTTTGGCAGTTGGTATTCCAGACTGCTATTAAAGTCACATAATCTAGCGTTACACTCAAGAGAAATTTTTGGTTTCTGAAGTTGGGGAACTTGAGCGCAGGATCTAGCAATGTATGACTGTGGTTTTCTAACTGAAAACGCCAAGAGGGTTTGGTGGGTTGTCCTTCCCAGAGGTTGAGGTACGTCTCAACTACGGGTGTTAATGTGTTTTCCTTCACATATGCGCTAGGACCAGCGCAGGGACTCGACGTAAGCGGAAACGTCACTCGAGAAGGGCGTTGTGCCACGAAACATTGTTCGATAATGTTGGTAGCTGTGGGCCCTCCAGGGAAGGTTAGCAAGGACTGCTGCCTTCTTGAGATCAGCTTCGAGCTCGTCGAATTTGGCCCTGGGGTGGTGCGCAGCCTCCATGAGAGCGGAGGCAATGTTGTGCGAAGATATTTTGGGGTTTTCTGAAGGATCAGTAACCCACAAGCACATGTCAGTGATGACGTTCCATTCAAGGGGGGCATAAACGAAACCGCCATCATAGACGAACTTCCTTTTGATCAAGGAAGCATCTTCTTTCAAGACTTCAGTTTTGAGGGTGGTGTCAGTCTTGTTAGCACCTGGTGGGGTAAGTTCGATATTGAACAGTTTCTTCCAGAGATAAGTTGCGGAAGCCATGTTGAAAAATGGGAAAACTTCATCAGAGACGAATGACAAGGCGTCATCGCCGTGATAAGCTGCTTCAACATTGGCTTGATATGCGGTAAGCAAATCGGTGGAGGGGAAGTGTGCTTCAATCGCTGCGACAGCGAATACGACCTTCCATCTTATTTCGTTAATAAGGCAATTGAGGAGTGTGGTCCAGAAATTGCCGCTCTTGACTTGTTGGGGAGTAAAGTACAAGGTGTTAACGACCAAGACGAATGATTGCATTGCGCCGAAGCCAGCCTTTCGAAGGTGTTTATACAGGGAGGGTCCTGAAATAACGCCGGAACGGTTGTTGATGTGAAGATTTTGGAGGTATCGGATAATCTGTTCAATGACGAACTCTGGGAGGACGAACTCTTGCGAGTTGTCCCAGCGCTTAGCGTCGGTCTCAAGGCCATGTCGATGGCGGGAGAGTCGGCGGAAAAGCATACCCCATTCTTGTGAATGTGGGTTCATGCCAATGGTCCATTGGTGTGAAGGTTGGGAAGCGAAGGCTGCGAGGAGATCGTAGTACAGCATTTGGCCGTAAACTTGAAAATCAACTGGACCGCAGAATATGCTTCTTGTCATTGCATCCATGGTTTTCTGGACGGGTAAACGTTCAACCTTGAGAGATAGGGTATAAATAGGGTGGTATTGGCCACCTTCTTTCTCATTCTCTGCAAGGATGAAGTTCAAGCGTTCGGTGAACTTAGGATGAATTTCGTCCTTTTTGTTTCCGAAGATCATTTTGCGTGTCTTCAGTTCCGGTAGGATTGTGAATGGATAACCGGGCGATGTATTTTTCCTTATAGGCTCCACATCGAGGGAGGGATGACCATAAATGATTTCTTCAGGGGGATAGAAAGTATATGTCTTTGACTTGGGAACAGGCCAAAACATATGGAGATTATCAAAAATGGTTAGAAACTGCTGAGGAAAACAGGGTGCAATGTAGCGGAGCTTTACTGCGATGTTGTCGAGGGGGGACAACTGCGTATTCGAAGTAAATTCTCCGTCGTACACAACGCCCTTTTTCTGCCAAGCAGAATCTACTTGATAAGGGATGATTGGTTTTATAGATGAGGGAAGGGTCTTAGTCTTCCACCCCATCTCGTAAAGGTAAGGCGAAAGAACACTAGGGGAAATGGTGTTCTTGTTTGGGAGGGAATTGCCCTGCTTTACTGTTGCTACGGAAACGTAGTTGGGAGCGATTGACACAGGTTCGTAGCCTGTTGCGACAATGTCCGGGAGGTCATGCATGCCTGGTTCGTCTTTAACGAAAGGGGCAAGAAGAGACTGAATGGCAGGGGCGCCAAAAGCGGTCTTTGCATTTCCACCCGAATGAATCCCAGCTAGTGAGTGATTGAGTTTGGGATTGGTTGTAAACCAGATCCCGCCAGAGTCACCTGATATTGTACCACCAAGGGTGGAGGTCCAAAACAGGTAAGAAGGGTCTTCGGGATGTGTACGCCAGTACGGGTTAAAGTAGTCGAGCGTTATCATTCCAAGATCCTTGA